TTAAACTAAATACAATGTTAGAACAAGATGTTATTGAAATAATGTCCTGCTGTAAACATTTAATAAGTGAACTTAAAGACTATAAGTTCCCATCAAATGATAAAAAAGAATCAGGTAGGTCTGAAAAACCAGAAGATAAAAATAATCACTTGATTAACCCTTTAGAGTGGATTGCAATAGAATTACCTATGAACCCTTGCGAAGCTATATACGGTGCATATAGTAATAAAGGTGTTAGCATAGTAGAACAACAAAAGAAAGATGAACAAGCATACAATCGGTTTGTATTAGAAGATAATAGGGACTGTAATATAATAGAATCAGAGTATGGTGATGTCGATTTCAGTAATAATATAGGAGGTATGTATTAATGGAAATAGCAATGATATTAGTAATATGTTTTACAGCATTTTTAATTACAATTTGTTTTAGACCTCTTAAAATTGAAATAAAACATATAACTAAAGTAGAACAACCATTACAAGTTATAAGTGAAACAAAACCTGATGCTAAACCTGATGAAACACAAGAACCTGATAATGCAGAAAAAACAGAACTTAAAAACATGGACGCAGTTGTTGCGTTCTCAAATGCGCTAATGGGTATAGGTTTGGAGGAAGCAGATAATGGAAAAGAATAAACATGAAAAGAAATATGAGAGAGTACCTGTCACAAAGCTTAAGGAATATTTTGACTTATGTTTTAGTCAATATTCTCGCGAACAAAAACGTATTAGAGTTTTAGACTTAACTGATAGAGGTGGTATCTGGGAAGCACTGGGTGCTAGATTTCCTGCGTATCAAATACTTCCTGACACTAATCACGTGTCTTATATTAAGAATAATTTAGTAGCCAGCATCTACACTGTAACAAAGTGCGCTGAGCTTTTACCATCATCTGATAAAGATAAAGACCTTATTATTAATATAAATGTAGCACTAGACCAAGAATGGAGCCTAACTAATATCGCTAAAATGCAAAGTAAAGCTGGTTCAAACGCAGCTCTACATAACATAGGTATCACACAAATAGGCTGGAATGAGAATATGATTTCTGGTGGTGACACTAAACAATGTGGTCAAGTCCGTGCAAAAAACATACACCCACTTAAATTTATGCGTGACCCTTTTGCAGTAGACTTAGCTAATGCGGGATATTGTATGACATATGATAAGTATCACAAATCTGTATTTTTAAATAATAAAAACTATAGAGATAAATTTACAGAGTATATAGAATCACGCAGAAACACAGGTTATATCTTAGATATCCCTGAGATTATTGGTGCTAAAACTAGTTCAGTTAATGATGATTATTATACACTTGTGACATTCTGGGTAAAGGTACAAGATGAAAAAAACAATATTGTTATAGATGAGATACACACAATCAATGCAGAAACAATTCTATATGTGCGTGAAGGTATTAAACCTAATAAATTCCCGTTCGCAATATTATATTGTAATGACCCAGGTGATGCACTTATAGGTTTATCAGAGCCTGCAAGAATCTTTGCAAACTCTGTAGCGTACAATGTTATGGATAGTATGATGTTAACAGCAGCATATAAAAATCAAAGACCACCTAAATTTGTATCTAATGAATCAGGACTTAATATAAACAGTTTTTCACAACATGCTAGTGATGCTGATTACACATTCGTAGTTCATGGGGATGCAAGTAAAGCAGTACATTATCATCAATTCCCAACTATTGACCCACAAGTTAACGCTATTATACCTAGACTACAATACAGTATTGAAAAAGTTACAGGTGTAGATGGTAGGTATACAGGTAGAGAAACAGGAAGTATTATCACAACAGGTGGTATACAAGATTCCTTAAACCGTGTAACAGTTATAGACACACCAAAAATTGACAACTTTGAATGTTATACTAAACAATTAACTGAGTTAGTATTAGGTAACCTTATAGAATTCGGTGGAAAGCGTAAATATTTTACACCTAGTAAGACTGAAGCTAACACATATAAAACATATGAAGCTGATTTCCCTAAACTAGATTCTGATACTACATTTAGTTATCAAATTAATATATCAAGCGAATTGCCTAAGAATAAAGCAAGACTTGCAGAAATGGCTAATCAATTAATGGAAAAACAAATGCAATATCAAAAACAAGGTGAATCTGTAGATTTAATAACAACAGAAGAATGGTTAATGTTACAAGACTTACCAATGAAGGAGTATATGTTAGAACGTATGGGTGTTCAAAGAATGAACAACGAAGTTGAAAATGTATCTCAAACATTATTTGAATTTGCAGAATTAACTAAAAATGGTATGAACCCACAAGATGCTATGATGGCTGTAGCTAAAAGTTTAAAAGACAAGCGTACAGGTAAAATGCAACCAGAACCACAAATAAATCCACTTATACAAGAGGGAGCTGTAGGTAATGCACCTACTCCTTCCTTCCAAGGTGGAGCAAATGCATTACAACAATTGGAATAATTTAACAATATTTAGTTGCATAATACTAAAATATGTGATAAAATTACTATTGGACAGACATAGGAGTACCACACTCCTTTAACAAATGTGCGTTTAAAGTCTGAACACTCAAATTTCTATACGCCTGTAGAAATTAAATGAGAAAAGGAAGGTAGTTTCAATGGTCGACGAAAAAGACGACATCACCGAGATTAATAAATTATTTGGAATAACTGAAGGCACTACTACACCAGCTACAGACCCTGCCACAATTGTGACAAATCCTGTATCTGTAGAACCAGTAGAGCCTGCACCATCAGTAGTTAAGGATGATTTGAAATCTCAAACGGAGAGTACAGACACAACTCCGACAAATAATGAATCTGAATCAAACACAACAGAAACAAAAACGAAGTCTGAGGACACTCAAACTTCCCCAGAGGAAAAATTCACAAGTAAGCAAGGTTATGCGTTTGCTCAAATGAGAAACGAGAACAAAGAATTAACTAACCTACTTATGAGTTTAGCTAAGGCTACTGGGCAAAATCCGAACGACGTAAAGGAAGCCTCTGAAATATTAAAAGGAGGTCTAACTAAAATTGTCGCTAAAAATCGTAATATTCCAGAAGATGTATTACGAGAGATGGATGAGTATAAAAAAACCATAGCAGACCAAAAACAAAAAGATAGTCAACAAAAAGCTATACAAGGCTTTCAACTTGTTAAAGACAAGTACGGATTGACTAAAGAAGAAGTGAACAGTTTTGCAGATAAGCTAATTGAAAAAAGTATAAATCCTTTTGAACAAGAAGTTAGCTTAGAAAAAGAATACAGAAATATGTATTTTGAAATAGCTCTCGATAAAGCGAGAGAACAAGGTAGACAAGAAGAGATTGCACGAAGTGTGAAAGCACGACAATCTAGTACAACTCCATCAACGCAAAACGGTGTTACTGAATCTTCAGGCGGTTCAATAGCCCCAATTAAAACCCCAAAGGATTTGAGTAGCTTTTTAGATAGTCTAAAATAAAAAGAATTCTAAAGGAGAATAGAAATTTATGTTATTAAACGCAAGTACGACAGGCAGTGACGCATTTAATGGGTACATTGCCTTAGCAAATACACAAATTGCCAAATATGGTAAACAAATATTAAACCCAGACGTGTTCTACACAACACAATTGTTAGACACAATTCGTGTAGATGGTGCACAATATATCTATTTTAGATATGCAGAAACACAACCCATGACAGAAAAAGCCAATAAATTACAAGTTCGTAGATGGGCTCCATTACAAGGACACACTGTTCCATTAACTGAAGGTATTCCACCTATTACAGATAAAGGTTCAGTAGAAATGTACGAAATAGACACAAACCAATACGGTCGATATATGGAATTTTCAGACAAAGTAGACCTTAAAATGGTAGACCCTGTTATAGCGCACTATGCTAGTGAATATTCTTTAGTAGCAGTTGAAACACTTGACTTATTAGCTAGAGAAGCATTATTCGCTATTGCAAACAAAACCTATGCAGGCTATGTAGCAACGTTTGAAAATCTTACACAAGCAAGTAAACCTACAATGACTGACCTTAGAAAAATTACACTTGGTCTTAAAAAACAATTAGTTAAACCAAGAAGTAATAGTAGATACCACGTTATTGCTGGTCCAGATTTCTTCTTTGATATGATTGATGACACACTTGTTAAAAACTATATGACAATTAATCAAACAACTAAAACAATGTATGAAACAGCTATGTTAGTTCCTATGTTTAATATGGAATTTTATGAAACATTAATCTGTCCAACACACGGTCAATTTACAAAAATTGTAAGTACTGTTGGTAAAAAAGCATTACGTTTAGTTGAAAAAACTGGTGATGTATATTCGTACTTAACTGTTACAGAAGATACACTTATAACAACTGCACCAGGTGTAACAAAGAAAATGTTAGGCACAGTATCAGGTTATGTTAATGATAATAGAACAGGTGAAGCTGCTTCTTATATTCCTAATCAAGAAATTTGGGATTTAGACGGATTCAATGCCACAGCAAATGCAGTTAGCGGTGATGCAGGTACGAATATCATAGGTAACGGTGGTAAGACATATTATGAATTTAATGTACAACATGTACTTATCTTAGGTAAAGATGCATTATTAAGAACTGGAATCTCAGGACAAGACAGTGTTAAAATGTATACTAAAGCTAAAGGTTCTGCTGGTGTATTAGACCCTATTGACCAAAGACAATCTATTGGTTTTAAAATTAATGACGTTGGGTTTGGCTCTGCTAGACTTGAAGCTATTGTAGATTATATGTGTGTTCCATCACAATGTAATGTAATTTAATTTTAAATTAAGGAAGTAATTATAATGGATAACACACTTGACACAGATTTAATCGAGGAATCAGAATTTGATATACCTCAAAGAAAACCACAAAAGTTAATTAGAGAAACTCGTGTTACAAACGAGAAAATTGAAAAAAAACCATACGAATTAACAGATGCAGATAGAAGACAAAAAACACTTGTAGATGTATATAAAGGTGAAAGAAAAGTACCTGTTCGTATAGCGCCATCGTATGCAAAATACTTTGGACGTGTTATGAGAGTTGCAATCAACGGTATTATAATTGCAGTAAAATGTGATGGTGTTACAGTTGAGTTACCTGAAAGCTTTGCAGGTGAAGTATTAAGACGTATGACAGAAATGGACAGATATGAAATGAGACTTAACAAAATGGCGGCAGTACAAAATAACATTGAAATGAGTCCAGGTCAAATCAATTTCTTCGGTTAACAATTTATAAGCAAGGACTAATTATTAGCACTTGCTTATTTTACATATAGGAGATTATGATTATGTTAATAACTAAAATTGTTCAATTAATAAATAAACAACTGGCTGATGAGCTAATTAGTGAATTAGAAATGCTTAGTTATATGGACCGTGTAATAGATGATATTAATGCACGACTTAACACTACATTTCCTACATTTACAGATTTCAAAGAAGAAAGTGTTGAAAATGTAGATTATATTGCTATACCTGATAAGTATATACGTACAGTTATAATACCAGGCGCTGCTTTTAAATTTTACACTACTGATGAAGAAGGTGGTTACTGTTCACCAAAATATGAAGAAGATTATAAACAAAACTTATTCTATATGGAGAGAGATTTTTCATTTAGTGTTCCAGATGAATATCGTGCAGATGAACAAGGCTATGTATCTGTAAGTGCTGTAGGTACAGAAGTTATTGAGATAGGTAAATTTATAATCTAATAGAGGTATAGTATGGGTATTACACAAAAATATAAACAACAAATGCGACAAGTAAGAGTACAAACTAGTGAAAACAACTATATCAAAGGTATGTACTTTTCAGATATTCCTTTAACTGAAGGGTACAATCGTGCTCTTATTAATTTAGATATTAACACAGACACAGGTTATTTAAAACCTCGTAAGGGGTTACAAA